CCGCTCCGCCTCCAATTTGGCGCGGCGGGCGGAGCCGAGCCACGCCCCTACGAAAAGGACGGGGAATGCGTAAGCGTCTCGGCGATGGCGCAGGAGGTGCTTGACGGGAAGTGGGGCAACGGCGAGGAGCGAAAGCAGAAGCTCGGCACGTGGTTTTACGATCTCGTGCAGGGCGAAGTAAACCGTATCCTCGGAGTAAAGTAGGAGAAATAAATGGAAATCATAAAGACAATCATCACCGCGTGCGGCGGGGCTGCCGTTGCTGGCATCTTCTCGCTGATCCTCGCCAACCGTAAGAGCAAAAGCGAGATCGTGAAGCGTTTGGACGCCTTAGACGGTAAGCTCGTAAAGCACATCGAGGACGACGCTGCGTGCCGCGCGGACGAGGCGCGAAGCCGCATCCTCCGCTTCGGCGATGAGGTGCGGCAGGGCGTCTTGCACACCGCCGAGCATTGGGCGGACGTTCTCCGGGACGTTGACCGATACGAGGACTACTGCTCCGGCCACCCGCTATACGAAAACAACCGCGCCGCAAACACCATTCAGCATCTTAACTGCGTCTACGCGGGCCATCTAAAGAAAAACGATTTTTTGAAGTAAGGAGAATTTGCAATGAACGAGATTATCACTACCTACGGCATGGAAATCATCAAGTACATCATCCTCGCCATCTGCGGCATTGCCGCGTCTTACGCCGCGAAGCTGTATGAAAAGTATGTCAATACCGATACCAAGCGCAAGGTAGCGGCAACTACCGTTGCGTACATTGAACAGGTGTATAAGGATATCCACGGCGACGAGAAGCTGTCCCGCGCCATGGCTGTCGCTGCCTCCATGCTCGAACAGAAGGGCATCAAAACCACGGAGGACGAGCTTAAGGTGCTTCTCGAAGCTGCCGTTAAGGAAATGAACGATAAGTTCAAAGCCGCCTGACGGCAACAAAAACTTTGTAAACCGACACTGCGGAATCATGAAAGAATCCGTAAAAACATTCTGCCGCATCAATGGCGTCGAGGCGTCTGAAAGCCTCGCAGAGACACTTTTTAACGCATACATGGAGAGTGTAGCCAATGACGACAGAGAGCATCCTACGGAGTTTAACAACGCCGGGGACAAAAAATAAGCTGCAATTCCCGCGCGAGCTGCGCGAACAGTTTGAGCGGGACTGCGGCTTTACCGACGAGGAACTAAAAATCTTCCGCCTGCGGGCAAAGGGTATGAGCGTTTTGCAAATTTCTTTCGCCATGCAGACGGACAAGGAACTGTACGGCACGGAAAAGGTCGAGCGCCGTATACGGGCGATAAAGGACAAGATCGCCGCTGCAATCGAATGACGGATTTTTGATGGGTTTTTGAGGGCTAACCGATGGGTTAGCCCTCTTTTTTTATGCGACAATGGGGGCAGAAAGGACGTGAAGCAATGGAAAACTACTACCAACAGCCACAGCAGTTTTACGGCGGCTATCAGCGACCTCAGCCCATGCAGCAGATTGCGCCCGGATACGTCTGCAAGCCGGTAACAAGCCGCGAAGAGGCTATTGCCACAAGCACGGACTACTTTTCTCTCGGCGTCGTAATGCCGGACATCGGGCACGGAATGATATACCTGAAACGCTTTAATCAGCAGACAGGGGCTTCCGACTTCTTTGATTTCAAGCTCTTCACCCCGGAACAAGCTCCGACTGTAGAGTACGCGACGAAAGCCGACCTTGACGCTCTGCGGGCGGAGCTGACAGCGAAAAAGCGCCGGAGGGTAGAAGACGACGATGAATAATCCTATTTTCAATTTGATAAGCCTCGCCCGTACTGGCGGAAACCCGATGATGCTAATGCAGCAGATGGCGGGACGTGATCCGCGAGCGCAACAGGCGCTAAAGATGGTTCAGGGCAAGACGCCCGACCAGCTCCGGCAGATGGCAGAGAACATGGCGAAGGAACGCGGCACGACCGTGGAGGAAATCGCCAAAGGTCTTGGGCTTAAATAAACATTCTCCTATCAGTTCCGGCATCTTGATTAAAAGCCGCTTCTCGAATGCAGCCGGGAGGCGCGCGCCCGGATGTAAATAAACTGATAGGAGTTTTTTCTATGGCAGACGATTTCATGAACGGCTTTCTTGCCGGACAGGGCGACAATAACCGAGGCGGCCTTTTCGGCGGCGACGGTTGGTGGGCTATCATCATCTTTGCGCTGATTTTCGGCTGGGGTAACGGCGGCTATGGCTTCGGCGGCAATTCCGGCGGTGTAGCTGATGGCTATGTCCTTGCCTCCGACTTTGCGAACGTTGAGCGCAAGATCGACGCGGTGAACAACGGCGTTTGTGACGGCTTCTACGCGATGAACACTGGAATGCTTAACGGATTTGCCGGTGTGACGCAGGCCGTGACGAGCGGATTCTCTGCGGCGGAGCTTGCCCGATGCAATCAGCAGGCGGCGCTCATGCAGCAGCTCAACGCCATGCAGATGCAGGATCAGAACTGCTGCTGCGAGAATCGGCAGGCTATCGCACAGGTTCGCTATGACATGGCGACGCAGGCGTGCGATACCCGGAACACGATCCAGAATGTTGCCCGTGACATCACGGACAACCAGAACGCCGGAACCCGCGCTATCCTCGACTTCCTCACGCAGAGCAAGATCCAGACCCTTGAGGCGGACAATCAGGCGCTGCGGCTCGCCGCTTCGCAGAGCGCACAGAACGCGACGCTCATCAATGCGCTTCGCCCGTCGCCTATCCCTTCGTACAGTGTTGCGAACCCTTATTGCTGCAACACGAACACTTGCAGCGGCTGCGGCTACTGAACCAACGTTAATCGGGGCGGGAAATCCCGCCCCTGAAAGGAGTTTAAAATGGCTTGCAAACCCGTTTGTCAGCTTTGCAAAAGGCTGATTCTTAGCCAGACGATTACGTTTACCGGTGGAAATCTGGTTGTCAACCTCCCGGATGGCAACTACTCCAACGGAGAAAAATACTGTATCGTTCTGGCGCAGAGCATCCCAACGACTGCGACGATTAACGCGCCGGTCGTGTTCACCATTGGCGCGGGAACGGCGCAGTTCCCGCTGACGAATCGTTGCTGCGCCCCCGTGACTGCGTGTGGTGTGCGGACGCGGACGAAGTACAGCACGATTGTAGTCACAAACGCCACGGGCGGCACGTTCCGAATGATCGGGAAACCGTGCTGCTCGCCGAGCAATGATCTTACCGCCATTAACGCGGAGACAGGAGCGACGACATGAGAGCGGACAGAATAAGACGCATCCGAGACTACCAGATACAGAATAACCGTGACTACGAGCCGCATGACAGATACCGCGACAGCCGAGGCCGCGAGCATTACAACAATGGGCGCTATGCCCCGCGCAATGACTACCGCGACGAATACACGGATTATTACGACGACCGCCGCCGAATAGGATTCTCCTACGAGCCGCGCATGGGCGAGAGCTACGGCGGAGAGTACGACCGCGGCTATGCCGGAGGGTACGACCGAATGACCCGCGAAATGGCTGACGAGTGGATGCACGGCCTTGAGAATGAGGACGGCAGCAGGGGCGCTCATTGGAGCTACGAGCAGACCAAGAATCTTCTTGAACAGAAGAAAATAGACTGCGATCCGATGGAGTTCTATGTCGCCATGAACATGCTGTACTCGGACTACTTCAAGGTGGCAAAGAAATTCAACGTCAACAACACGGAGTTCTACGCCGACCTCGCCGAAGCGTTCCTTTGCGATAAGGACGCGGTCGAAGATAAGCTCGTTCGGTATTATGAGTGTATCGTTGAGTGAGCGAAGAAAAAAGGAGGGCCTTTCAGCCCTCCTCTTTTAATGCATTGATGATTATGTTTTCAATGTAGTTTGTCAGCGTCCGGTTCTCCGCATCGGCGGCTTTTTGCAACTTCTCTTTCATCTCCGGCGTGAGGCGGATATTGACGCGCTCGGTCTTTGCCATTATTTCCCCTCCGCACTGTCGAAGCAACCTTCGGTTGAACCGGCGCAGCCGTAGGCTTTCCAGTCGATCGGGAGGTATTCGTCGGCGATGCTCTGGTCGAGGTCTTCACGATTCACACGAAACACCCAGATGTGCCGCTGCTTGCGCTCGCGCTCGGTGAGGTAGTGCCACTGCTCGCGGGCGTCGTCGTTCGCCTCTTCCAGCGTACGGAATGCCTTCTCGAAATAATCGCCGGTGCCGCTGATCGGTTCATCCTGTACCAAATAAACGTGGTCAAGCTCTGTCCACTCGTGGGCGTTTTCGTTGGTAAATTCATTATTGATTTTCATTTTTGTTCTCCTTTCGTGGTGTCCCCTTTCATCTTTGTGAGTACAATATACACCAATGTACGTACATAGTCAAGAGTTTTTCAGAATTTTTTAAAAAATACAAAAAAAGAAGCGCCGGGGATCACTCCGACGCCGGAACGCTATGTGACCTACCGTGTGACCTACGCAAAATAAAAGAGTCAAATTTAAACGCATTGAAAAGTAAAATACAAGTTTGCTGATGATTTTTTAGTTCCCTGAAATTGAACGAAAGCAGGCATAAAATATGCCGGAAACCGCTATTTCTAACGATTTCCGGCATATTTCAAAATGTTTTGGCGGAGAAGCCGGGATTTGAACCCGGGCTCGGCTCATCACCGACTACTCCCTTAGCAGGGGTAGAAAAACCATTGATTTTCCTATGTTTTTTTGGTGTTGTAACCTATTTTGTGACCTACGGAACGGTAATAAAGCACACGGGAAATAACAGATTTTCTCCCCTTTTGGGGAATCACGATTGCCGCAACACGTTTACCGCTTCGTGCGCGTCTGTCATGTCTGGGTGAATGTACCGTTGCGTTGTGGAGAATTTCGTGTGCCGCATGATTTCTTGAATCAGAGACGGCGCGGTCTTAGCCAGCGCAAGCGCCGTCGCCGTTGTGTGGCGGCAGGAATACGGCGGCAGATCGCGCACCCCGGCGCGTTGTAACGCCGCGTGGTACTCATCATAGAAGTTATCCCGGTTCATTCCGACGATATAGCCCTTTTGGCTGGTGACGTTCGCGGCCATGTCTGCAACCATCGGCGCAATCCAGTCCGGGAAGACGAGCGGCGTACTCTTGCGCTTTTTCGTTTTCATGCCGCACCCGATGATCTCGCATTTCTCCACGTCGATCATATCGGCGGTGCAGCGCATCAGCTCGCCGGGCATCATGCCGCTGTATATCATCAACAGAGGGTACGCGAGAAAACGGTCTCCATCGTCGTATGCTTTCCATAGCTTTTTTATTTCTTCTTCGGTGAACGGCTGCTGCTCTTTTTCATCCAGAGGCGGCAGTTCGATAAACTGCGCGAGATTCGCCCGCGCGTATCCTTCGGCGTATGCCCGCTGGTACAAATGGGATATAACAGTTTTCATATCACGCGCCGGGTAATATGTTTCCGTCTGGTCGTCAACACACGCCTGTAGCTGGTTGATGGTAAGAGAGAATATCGGCTCATTGTGCAGGGCCTCCCAGCGCTTCCACGCGATCTTAAACGCGCATTGCTTTGACTTGCTCAGCTTCGGCAACGCGGTTTCTTCCCATGTATCATAGTACGTTTTCAGCGTCGGCGTATACTTTGGCTTTTCTTTCCGCTCTGTAGGATTCGCAGCGTAGGCCAGAGCCGCTGTTTGTGTGGGGAAACCTCCTAACGTCTTTCGGATTTGCCTTATTTCTCCGTTGATATTCTGCGTCGCCACCGTCCAGCGTGCCGTCCACGTTTTCCCGCGCTTGATCGCGTTCCCCTGCCGGTTCCCGCGCTTCCGGCGTTTACGCTCTGTTACCTGTTGCTTCGCCCCACAGGACAGGCAGAACGCGCTATTCTCCGGTATTTCCTTTTTGCATTTACGGCAATTCATCCCATCACCTTATTACAATGCCCCCGGTGCAGACCGAGGGCAGATTTTATTTTTTCATCCCTTTGTGTATCGTCTTGACGGCGTACCCGATGGAGCCGATGGCGGCGAGAACGACAAGCCCGAGAAAACCGGCAAGCGTGCTCGTTTTTGCCGATTGGAAAAGACCGGCGGTCGTGAGTTGGATGTCAAAAATGACGTATCCAATGACGGACACGAGCAGCAGGGCGCAAACACCGAGCAGCATGAAAATGATCGTTCGATAGCGCACGGCTTGCGCTGTCAGCATGGCGTTCAGCTCTTCCAGACGTTTTATATTCCCCTCTTGCCGGATATTGCTGATTTCCAACTCATGATTCTGCTCGTGCAATTCCGCCTTACTGTCGGACGCTTTCAGCCCGAATAGCTCATCCATTGATACATCAAGCACTGTGCACAACGCTACGCAGTTTAACAATGCATCTTGGTTGTTTGTTGCCATCTTCGTTATGGCAGAATACGGAACGCCGGACATGTCGGAAAGCTGCTTCTGCGTCAAGCCCTTGTCCATACGGGCTTTTTTCATTTTGTATGGATATTCGTCGAATAACGGTTGCAATTCCTGAATCTGAGACAAAACTATCACTTCCGCAAAAGATTTTCCCAGCGGGAAAGCGCTTAAACATGGTGATTGGCGGAAACGGCAAGCGTTTTTCCGTACGGGCGCTTGAGTTTCGGTGAATATCTGCTACCATAAGATTGCAGCAGATGAAGTCGGTTTACAAGGTGTATCTGGTGCAGCCCCGGCAGAGGTTGCCGCCAATGCCGGGGCACTTCTCACTTTATGATGTAAGCGGACGCCTCATAAGACGTTATATCATTGAAGTTGACAAAGCGCTGCATTTCGCGCCCGTCCATTGTCTCAAATTCCGCCTCGCTGTCCTCATGTATCGGATCGGAGATATAAGACGATATGACGCCGACCGGATCATCGCCGGAGAACAGAACAACATAAATGTTACAATAGGATACCAGTTTTCCGGTCGTGTTTTCCACAATGCCGGAAGCAACGACGCCGGACGGGTTATACGGGCGGGTGTCTCTGCCGAAGGTCACGTCCTTTGTCGGCAGAAAAGTAATTTCCTCGAACGCTTGTTGAAAGTCAATGGACGGAACGGCGGTAAGATTCCGCTCTTCTGTTGTGATAACTTCCTGCTGGAAGAAGTACGATTTTTCGCCTGGCTTTATGACGCTTGGATAACCGCCGCCGATGTTCTTCGTTTCAACAATGTTTCCGGCTTCGTCCACGAGATCGACATAGCTCGGTTTTTCATAACTTAACGTTATATTGCAGTCGCCCTTGTTTTCGACAACGAAAAGGATTTGAGCAAACGTGTTTCTCCCGGCGTCATCCGTTCCAACTTTGCAGTTTGTGTACGTTATTTCGTAATCAATTACTGGTTCCGGCTGCTGCGTCGGTTCTGGTGTCGGTGCCGGTGTGGCTGTCGCTTCAACAACCTGACTTGCTTCTTCTTTCGCCGTTTGAGCCGCCGCGCCGCACGCGCAAAGGGCAAAAACGAGCGCAAAGACTAATGCAAGGGCAAGCAGTTTCTTCCTCATAATATCCCACTCCTATTAAATTTTTACTGTGGATATGTTTAGAATAACTCTTTTTACCGATATAATCAAGGCGCAATTTGTCGAAAGGCAATAAAATAAGGAGGGAAAAATGGAAAAGGAACGCCAAATTGAGAAGATCGTCCGCATCCTGCGCCTCATGGACACGAAAATGCTGCACCTCTTGTACATAACCGCTTTGAACATGTTGTAACCACAACAGAAAAAATGCCCGGTACGGATCACTCCGTATCGGGCTTTTTTATTGTCTCGGCAAACCGCCGCAGGGCGCGGGCGAGGTTTTCCCATTCCTCTACCGGCGTTTCCGCCATGAACTTTATGATGCTCTCCTCAATGTCCGTGATGTGTCCGCCGGTAATCCTTCCGACGTACGCCGCGATGGTTTCCTCGCGCGAGAGCTGCATGAACGGCTCGCCCGTTCCGTCCCGCAGCCAGTCCTCGTTAACGTTGTACACGCGGCATATATCAGCGATCGTTCGGTCGCTCGGCTGCTTAGTCCCGGTGCAAACTGCGGAAATAAACTGCGGCGATACGTTGATGCTCTCCGCAAACTGCGACTTGTTCATTCCCTTTGCGTGGATCAAAGCGGCAATTTGCTTATTTATGGTCTCCATTTTGCGCTACCTCCTTTCGCTATTCAATATAACATTTGGATTCTTGATAGTCAAGAAAAATTTATAAACCCAGTTTCAAAAATTGCTTGACATTTAAACTAAGTAGCGTTAAAATGAAACCAAGTTGAGAAAGCAACCAACCGCCCGCAGAAAGAACCGATCCGCTTAAAATACTGCGCCCCCGAATTGTGCAGAGCGAAAAAAGAGTGCTGGGGTTACTTAGATAGGATAATGCTCAAGTTGCCATTGCTGACAAAGCAAGCGATACTATCAAGCCGCCAGCCGGAAGCTATCTTGTCCATAGCTTCACGCAGGGAACTTGCGTAATATCTCGTCGAATACCACCTCCCCCCATGGGGACGCAGTATTTTAAGCGGATCGGAAAAAGAAAGCCGGTTTTAGGTACTGCATACCCCCGAAGTCTGCGAGGAACAAAATGTTGTGCCGCTGATTTATCAAGTTATTTGGAAAGTATGATGCTTACTCCGCCGCCGTTGACGAAATAAGCGACACTATCCAGCTCCCAGCCTTTGGCGATGAGCGAGATCGCCTCGGCGAACGAATCTGTATAGAATCTCTTGATTTTCCCACCTCCTTTCGGAGGGGGTATGCAGTACCTAAAGCCGGTTAACCGATTATATCACACGAAGGAGGCGAAAACATGAGCGAAAAGGAAAAACAGGCTGCAAAGGAAGTCATTGACAGCCTGAAACAGATCCCCCCGGACGGCGCGGATTATGTCCGCGGCTACTTGCAGGGCAGACTGGACGGCATCAAAGCCGAAAAGAAGGAGGATAAGGAATGAGCGACATTATCACAATCAGCGGCGTGAGCTGCTACGAAAAGGACGGCACGGCGTATCTGAATCTGGAAGCCGTCGCCCGCGGTCTGGGATTCACGACCGTTGCCACAAGTGGCAACGAGGTTGTTCGTTGGAAGCGCGTCGAACAGTACCTCGCGGAACTCGGTTTCGCCACTTGTGGCGAAAGACCCAACTTCATCCCCGAAAACATCTTCTACCGTCTCGCCATGAAAGCGAAGAACGAAGCGGCGGAACGGTTTCAGGCAAAGATCGCCGATGATGTAATCCCGTCCATCCGCAAGCACGGGATGTACGCCACGCCGGACACGGTAGAGAAAATGATCGCCGATCCCGATTCTATGATTAAAGTACTCACGGCACTAAAGGAAGAGCGGGAACACCGGCAGGCTCTCGCCGAGAAGATCGAGACCGACCGCCCGGCAACCGTTCTCGGCTATGCGATCAGCACGGCGGACGATGACATCCTCATTCGTGACCTTGCAAAGATCATCCGGCAGAACGGCGTGGACATTGGCGAAAAGCGGCTTTTTGAAATCCTGCGCAAGGACGGTTATCTGTGCAAGAGCGGTTCGGACAAGAATATGCCGACGCAGAGAAGCATGGATTTAGAGCTGTTCCGCATCAAGGAAACGGTACATACATCCGCTACCGGCAGTTTCACCGCCCGGACGCCGAAAGTTACCGGCAAAGGTCAGAAATATTTCGTTGATAAGTTTTTGGGAGGCGCGCGAAATGACACTTGAAGAGATCGAGGCGATGGACAAGGGATGCATTTCCTCGAACGTTGCGGCGGCGTACTTGGGATGTTCGCCGTATGCCATAACCCTCATGGCGCGTGACTGCCCGGAGCGCTTGCCGTTCCCGACATTCCGCAGCGGCAACCGGACGAAGATTCCCCGCCTCGCGTTCATTCGCTGGGCAAAGGGAGAAACAATCAATGGCGATGATCGCCCCATGTAAGGACTGCGCCGAGCGTCACGTCGGCTGTCATGCATCCTGCCACCGGTACGCGGAATTCAAGGCCGGATGCGAAGCCCGGCGGGAAGCGCGGACAAAGCAGCACCCGATTGCCGATTACACCATCGACATCACCAAGAGAGTACAAAAAGCGGCCCACCGCCGCAGAAAGTAGGCGAAGAAATGCGCTGCAAAAAAAGTGACTGCTTCTCCTGCCCGTATCCCGATTGCATAAATGATTACGTAAAGCCGATTCAAAGACCGTCTGCTGAATCAGCACGACGGCAAATTGAAAAGCGTTCCGCGCTTATTGCCGAACGGCGAGCTTCTGGCGTTTGCACGTCCTGTGGCGGAAAAATCACCGACACACGTTTCCGAATGTGCGCGGCATGCCGGGAAAAAGCGCGTCGGTACAAAGAGCAGGAATTACGCAAAAAAGGGGTTAAGCCAAGAGAACTTCTTGACGGCGTAACGCTTTGCCAGAAATGCGGAAAGTTCCCACCCAGAGAGCCGTTCAGTCTCTGCGAGAGATGCTACAAAAGTTCTATAGAACACCTGGCAAAAACGCCGACGCACAACGGGAAGAAACCCGACACATTTTTTGCAAGATTCAACGAGGTTTTTTATGCAGACCAAAAGCAAGCAGCGCGTCCGTGACTTCGGCGAAGTGTTTACAGACCAGCGCGAAGTAAAGGCAATGTGCGATCTCATCCCCGACTGGCGCGGTAATATCCTTGAACCGGCGTGCGGAACGGGAAACTTCCTTGTCGAGATTCTTTGCCGCAAGCTGGCCGCGGGGATGACGCAGCGCGAAGCGGCGGCAACCATGTTCGGTATCGACATCCAGCCGGACAACGTGCGCGAGACCATCGAACGGCTTTGCGCCATCGCTCCGGAAGGACGCGAAGAATTTGAAAAGAACATCGTGCAGGACGATTTCCTGCACCCGCAGGGGATTTGGTTTTTGGAAGAGTACGCCGAAACCTTTGAGATGGAACAGCAGAAATACAAAAAACGAAAAAGGAAGGAAAAACAACCATGACAAAACGAAAGGCGACGTTCGCCACCACCGCGATCATGACGCTTTTAGCCGCCGTGATCTTTTTCGTCTGGAAATTCGGAAACGGCCTCGGCTTTGCCGTCATCGAGGGCATCTTCGCCGTCTACGGCTTTTCGAGCTTCTCCGATGACTGCTGCCGCTGGCTTCAAATGCCGGACACGGCGATCATGCAGAGAGGAGGGCGGCACTAATGATTATCTATCTCGCAGGAAAGATTACCGGCAATCCAGAATACCGCAAACAGTTCGCTGCGGCAAAAGCTGAACTGAAAGCAGAGGGTCATATCGTTCTGAATCCTGCCGAGCTGCCGGAGGGCATGAGCCCAGCTGCGTATATGCGTATCTGCTTTGCGATGATCGACACAGCGGACGAGCTTCGGGCGCTGCCCGGCTGGTATTGCAGCCGCGGCGCAAGGGTGGAAATGGCCTACGCCGATTATATCGGAAAAACGGCGCGTGTCATTGATAGCGCCTTGAATGGAGGCACGGAATGAACGACACACGTTACACGGCCATCGCCGCCGCCCTCCGGGAAGAGTTCCCGAAAGCCAATAAGGGCACGGTAAGCATGGCGCTGCACACGAACGACTACGGCGTGAAATTTTGCGCCAGAGCGCAGGAAATCTATGACGCCGTTACGCAGCGTAAGCCCCGCACACCGCGCCGCGTAAAGCCCATACGGTTACAGTGCCGGTTGACCGAAAGCACCGCACAGCGCGTTAAACAAGCGCTGGAGAGAAACGGCATTGCGTCCATGCAGACGTTCTTGGAATCTCTCGTGCTTGCATGGCTGGCGCAGTCTGAATGCTCCACCACATGGGCGGAAAAAGGCGAAAGCGCCGCCGGTGGAGATTACACCGACAGCGCTTACAGGAAAAACAACCTTGCTTCAAATTTTACAGCAAAGGAGGCGGAATTGTCAAGTGTCCAGAACGTGCCGCTGCCGTGACTGCGGCGAGGACGGATTCTACCCCGTCGTTTACGCCGATGAAGGGTACGGCTGGGAGCGCTGCCCGACCTGCGGGTCTGACCGGATCGAATGGGGAAACAAATGCCCCTTGTGCGGTCGGTACGCCGAGCGCGACTACTGCGAGGACTGCAAGCAGAAACTCCGTGACCGCTTCCACGAGCTTTTAAAATGCAATTTCACCCCGGAAGAGATCAAAGCATTAAACGAAATCTATGATGGAAAGGGACTTGATGAATAATGGCTTACTACAAAAACGAATTTGACACCGGCTTCGTCGTTGACGAAAAGACCGGAGAGAGCACGGCAATGTTTACCGTCGGAATCACCGTCGCGGAATACCGCGAGCTCGTAGATAGAGCAGGAAAAAACGACGCGGCGCGTCTCGCGGATGACTACTGGAAGATGCGCACGGAGAATGTAGCCCTGCGCGCCGAGCTTGCCGATCTCCGGCAGAAGCTCGCGGAGGTCAAGGAAGCAGCAAAATGAGCATCACGAAAGTCAAAACGGCAAGTCACGGGGAATGGCTCGCACTGCGAAGCACGTATATAGGCGGCAGCGACGCGGCGGCGGTCATGGGATTGAATCCGTTTTCCTCGCCTTATGCTCTGTGGGCAGAAAAGACCGGACAAATCCCCTGTTTTGCCGGGAACCTTGCAACGGAAGTCGGTACATTCCTCGAGGAATTTGTCGCGCAGAAGTTCGCCGCCGAGACCGGCAAGAAGGTTCGCAAATGCAAGCAGAGTTTTTTTAACACCGATTATCCATTCGCCATTGCCAATATCGACCGCGAGATCGTCGGCGAGGACGCGGGGCTGGAAATCAAAACCACGTCCGAGCTGAACATGAAGAAGTTCAAGGGCGGCGAGTATCCGGCAAATTACTATTGCCAGTGCGTTCATTACATGGCAATGACCGGAAAACAGCGTTGGTATCTGGCTGTCCTGATCGGCAACCGTGATTTTCGATGGTTCACCATTGAGCGCGACGAAGCCGAGATTGCCGCCCTGATGGGCGCAGAAGCGGACTTTTGGGAGCTGGTGAAAAATCACACGCCGCCCGCTGCGGACGGCTCACGCGCCACTACAGAAGCAATCAAGACGATATACGCGGAAAGCAGCGAAGATACCGTTGATCTGACTTTGAAGCTCCCGGCGCTTTTGCAGTACATAGACCTTGGCAAGCAGATTGCCGAGCTGGAAACCATGCGGGACGAAGCAGCAAACAGGATCAAGTCCTTCATGGGCGACGCTGGCGGCGGCGAGTGTGACGGCTACCGCGTTTCGTGGAAATCCAGCACACGGCGCACGTTCGACAGCAAGAAATTTGCAAAGGATAATCCCGGTCTTGATCTGACCGGATATTACAAAGAAACATCTGCCCGGACATTCCGGGTGACAGAAATGAAGGGAGCATAAAACAATGAAAAACATCATCCAGAAGGAAGAACATCGCAAGAAGTCCAAGAATCCAACAACCAACTATCCGAAGGATAGCCACAAGGATTTCTGCAAGCGGTGTATGAAGTTCAACGGCTATTGCCCAAATGGAAACCCCAAAACCTGCAATCTTTGAGAGGAGAATTGAATTATGGCAAACATTATTCAGCGTCAGGCGGTTGATATGAAAGCGCCGGAAAAAAAGACGATGCAGCAGTACATCAAGAGCATGGAAGGCGAGATCGCAAAGGCTCTGCCTTCTGTCATCACGCCGGAGCGCTTCACGCGCATTGTCCTTTCGGCGATCTCCGTCAATCCGAAGCTCGGAAGCTGCACACCGGCAAGCTTTCTCGGCGCGATGATGACCAGCGCCCAGCTTGGTCTTGAAGTAAACACGCCGCTTGGACAGGCTTATGTCCTTCCCTACAACAACAAGGGGACGCTCGAAGCACAGTTCCAGCTTGGATACAAAGGGCTTATTGATCTTGCGTACCGTTCCGGCGAAGTGGAAGTCATTCAGGCGCACGTTGTTTATGCCAACGATGAATTTGAATGCGAATACGGCCTTGAGCCGAAGCTTACGCACAAACCGGCTGACAGCAACCGGGGCGAGCCTGTCAAGGTCTATGCCGTTTTCAAGACCAAAAGCGGCGGCTACGGCTTCGAGGTCATGAGCATGGAAGATGTGCGGCAGCACGCCGTGAAGTACAGCAAGGCATACGGCAGCAGCTTTTCACCATGGAAGACAAACTTTGAAGAAATGGCGAAAAAGACGGTTTTGAAGCGTGTCCTCAAATACGCGCCGCTGAAATCTGAGTTTGTCAAAGCGGCGGTACAGGACGAGGTCATCAAGAAAGGGCTTTCTGACGATATGTATTCTGTGCCGAATGAAACGGTCTTTGATGCCGAGTTCGCCGAGGTTGACGAGGAAACCGGAGAAGTAAAGGACGGCGGTGAAATCCATGAATAAAGTAATCCTTATCGGTCGGCTTACCGCTGACCCGGACATTCGGCAGACAAATTCCGGCAAATCGGTTGCCTCCTACCGTCTGGCCGTTGATCGGAATATAAAGGCCGAGGGACAGCCTGAAGCGGATTTCCTGAACTGTACCGCCTTTGGGAAGTCGGCGGAGTTTGCCGGGAACTATCTCCGAAAGGGAATGAAGATCGCCGTCGAGGGGCGCATCCAGACCGGAAGCTACGAAAAGGACGGCGTGAAGCGGTACACAACGGATATCATCGTTGACCGGCACGAGTTCTGCGAAAGCAAGCGTTCTTCCGAATCTGGCGGCGCTGCCCCGGAGCAGGGATTTTCGGAGATCCCCGAATCGGAAGATGACGGACAGCTTCCGTTTTAACGGAGGCGCACAATGGCATTAGAGAGCTTCAATGCCTATCACAGCTACCTCGACACCATGGAAGCGCTTAATGACGCGGAGTGCGGGAGACTGTTCAGGGCGCTGCTGGAATACAGCGCGACCGGCGCAGCTCCGGAACTCCGCGGTAATGAACGCTTTGTCTTCCCCGGCATGAGGTCGCAGATCGATAGGGACATTGAGAAATACAACGCCAAATGCGCGCGAAACCGCGAGAACGGAGAAAAGGGTGGGGGGCATTCGCCCCCGAACGCCCCCGAACGCCCCCGAACGCCCCCCAAGGACAAGGACAAGGACAAGGACAAGGACAAGGACAAAGACAAAGACAAAGACAAAGACATAGACATATCTTTCCCACCTAACGGTGTGAAAGAGAATGCGCGCGCGCACCACCCTACCGTGGAAGAGGTTGCTGCCTATTGCCGGGAGCGCGGAAACAGCGTTGATGCCGAACGCTTTGTTGACTTCTACGCCTCCAAGGGCTGGAAAGTTGGCAATCAGCCCATGAAGGACTGGAAAGCCTGCGTCCGAACATGGGAAAGGCGGGAGGACAAACCCAAACAAACCGGTCGCTTTGCGACACCAGACTATGACGCAATGGAGGACTTGCCATGCTGACAGAAGACGTTATCGGCAGCATTGCCGAACGCGCGAAACGTAACAACCCCGCCATGCCGGAGGATTACATCGCCTCCGACGGCCTACTCCATTGCGGCAAATGCGGCGAGCAGAAAGAATGCGCCATTGATGTCGGCGGAAAAGAGATCATCGTCCGCTGCCTCTGCCGGTGCGGAGCGGAGGCACGGAAACAGACCGCCGAGGACGCTTTCCGGCGGCTCAACGAGGAACGCCGGGCGAATTGGCTGCGAGGATACGAGGGCATGACATTTGACAACTCCACGGGCAACCCGTCCATGTTCTTCGCCGAGAAGTTCATCCACCGCTGGACTGACATCCTAGAAAACGGCCTGTCGTTCACGCTCTCCGGCTCTGTCGGATGCGGTAAGACCTACGCGGCGGCGAGCATTGCCAACGAGCTTTTAGACAGAGGGTATCGCGTCTGGATGGTCTCAACGGTCAATCTGCTCGACCGGATGTTTGTCGAGGCCGACATCATCCGCAATCGGCTTGCGATGTTTGAGCTTGTGGTGCTGGACGATTTCGGCGCAGAGCGCAACACGGAATACGCCGCAGAAAAGATGTTCCAGATCATCGACGACCGCATGAGATCGCGCCTGCCTACGATCATCACGACGAACATAGACATCACCCAGCCGACGGACAATCTGACATATCAGCGCATTTTCTCCCGCCTGAACGGGGAAGCGCCGCAGTTCCGATGCAAGGGCGGTGATCTGCGAGCCGACAGGGGAAGAGAAAAGCGGCAACTTGCTAATGAAATTTTGAAAGGATGACAACCATGAAAGCATACAAGGGATTTAACCGCGACATGACTTGCCGCGATTTCCAGTTCGAAGAGGGCAAGACCTACGAAGAAGAAAACGCGAAGCTTTGCGACAGCGGTTTTCACGCCTGCGTCGACCCGCTGGACTGCTTCAACTACTACTATCCCGGCCAGAGCGTTTATCGCGAAGTCGAGCTTGACGATAACGGCGAGCGCCATGCTGACGATAGCAAGGTTTGCGGGAAGAAGATCACCATTGGCGCGGAGATCGGCTTGCCGGGGATCATCAAGGCACATTTTGACTATGTCAAGTCAAATTGCACCATGGAACGTACAGACCCGAAGCAAGCCACAGCGGGAGACAGCGGCGCAGCCACAGCGGGAGACAGCGGCGCAGCCACAGCGGGCAACTTCGGCGCAGCCACAGCGGGCTACCGCGGCGCAGCCACAGCGGGCTACCGCGGCGCAGCCACAGCGGGCAACTTCGGCGCAGCCACAGCGGGCAACTTCGGCGCAGCCACTTCCCGCGGTAAGGTGTCCGTCGGAGAAAATGGCGTCGGTACAGTCCGCGGTGATGACGTTATGATCCGAGGCGGCAAGGGCGCAATGCTGACGATTGCCGTTGAATCGAAAACATCGTTTGATATCGTCTCGTGGGGATCCTTTGTAATCGACGGGAAAATGTACAAACCGGATACGTGGTACACCCTCCGAAACGGCGAGATCGTAGAGGCGGAAGAATGATATACATCGGATGCGATCCCGGCAAGAACGGTGGCCTCGCCATTCTGCAAGGGGAGGAAGTCCAGACGTTCCGGTATGACCGCGACACCTACCGCTGCGTCCTGTCCGACCTGCGCGGCGAAAAGGCGGTGTGCTGCCTGGAGCACGTCGGCGTGATGCCGAAGAACGGAAGCGTGTCCATGTTCCACTTCGGGGAAAATTTCGGCTGGCTGCAAGGGATGCTCGAAGCATACGAGATCCCCTATGAGCTCGTCCGCCCACAGAAGTGGAAGAAGGAATTTTCCGTCACCGCCGACAAGAACACGTCCATCGAGGTCTGCAAGCGGCTCTTCCCCGGCGTGAATCTCATCCCGCCGGGCTGCCGCAAGGAGCATGACGGCTGTGCAGAATCTTTACTCATGGCACTCTACGCCAAGCGGAGGCTCGGATGAAACGAATTGACCTTACCGGGCAGCGCTTCGGACGCCTGACGGTCATACGATACGACCACTCCGAGCACGACGGCGCACACTGGCTCTGCAAATGCGATTGCGGAAAAGAAAAGGTTGCCGCCGGGTATTCCCTGCGGAGCGGAAATACAAAATCCTGCGGCTGTTTAAACTCCGACGCTTCGCGGGCAAAGCTCGAAAAGGCAAGGGAAGCTTTGAAAGCAAGACCGAGAAAAGACCTGACAGGTCAGCGGTTCGGGCGGCTCGTCGTTCTCGGCCTTGCCGATGTGCCGGACAGAAAGGGCTTCATTTTCTGGCGCGTCCGCTGCGACTGCGGAACGGAAAAAGTCATCATGCAGAACAACATCATTTACGGGCAAACGCGATCCTGCGGCTGTCTCGCAAACGAAGTGAGAGCGGCCAGAGCCGAACACATGAGGCAGGGAAGAAAGCCGAAAAAAGCGCCTGTGGAAGTAAAGAAGCCGAAAAGCGAGAAAACCGCCGTCCGCAAAGCTTACCCAACAAGAACCGCCGCAGAGTTTTTCCGTTTCTCCAAAGCGCACGGATGCAGCGTGTGCGCGGATAGGAAGGACTGCGACATGTCGTTTTGTAAATACGAAAAGGAGCTGATTACATGACCTACAAAGAAGCCAAACGAATCCTTCACCCGGACACCACGCGGGAAGCCCTTGCCGAGATCGAGTTTTTAGGCGGATTCAAAGGCAAGGAGAAATTACGGGAGGCGGTAGACGAGGCTTGCCTTAAGGCGTGTGAGGCGCTGGACAAGCAGATTCCGAAGACGCCGAACAGCGGCGTTGACAGAACATGGGGAACGCCTACGAAAGAAGCCATTTGTCCCGCGTGTGATTACGCCCTTGGGCATTGGGAATTTATAGGCGGCGGCGAGAAGATCACATACTGTGAGCACTGCGGACAGGCTATCACTTGGGAGGGCTGGGAATGGACAGATTGAAACCTTGCCCGTTCTGCGGGAAACCCGTGTCGATTGTCTACAACTCACTTGACAGGGTGTTCAAAGTTTATCACACATACGGCGATGACGAATACAACTGCTGCATCATCGACCCGATACTGATTGATGCAGTGTCACTCAAAGATGCGTCTGATGCATGGAATAGGAGGGTTGACAATGGCTGAATACACGAAAGTTAAAACAGCACGGACGGTCATCTGCGAATTATGCAACGAGCTCTACCCAGACGATCCTTGTGAACCGGCAGACTGTGACTGGCTGCGGATGCTCGAAGAGGACGCGCTTTCCTGCGACAACTGCAAATGGCTCGGCAAGCGTTACCAGAAGTGCTCCTGCTGCCTGAGAAATCACGGTATTAAAGACAACTATGAGGGGAAAACGCCATGACACACAAAGACTTTTCAACGATTCAGCGCATGTTAGGTTTCATCGAGGGAGCTATATTTGACCACGACAAAAGCGTAAACTGCGGCATTCTCGACGCTATTGAAGTTATCGATGCAATTCTTGAAAAAGAAGTGCGAACGGACGGAGGCGATGACAATGGCTAAATACATGAGCAAAAAAGATGTTGTTTTCTATATTCGCAAAGAAGTTGAAGAAGCACAGAGCGCTTTTGAAGAGCTGGGCGGTGAAAGCGGAATAATTGCCGAAGCCTTTGAAGATTTGGCAAACGAGCTTGAAGATTTCCCCGCCACCGACGTTGCGCCTGTACGGCATGGAAAATGGATGCCATTTCACGCAGAGTTTGCAGGAGATATTCAGTATTGCGGCGCACGAATGGACGGTGCGGAATGAAGCACGGTGTTGACATCTGCGCAGAGTGCGAAATCAAAGACAATCCGCGATATTTCGACTGCGAGTGTGAGGATGAATTCACCTGCGCCGAATGCGTGTGTTACCGGTGCGAGCACTTGCATCACTGCTATGGCCAATGTGCAAAGAGAGGATGTGCGGAATGAGCGTTCTGTATTTGATATCGTTATTGTTTACGCCGTGGTATGAGAAAACCGTTCATCACAACATAGCCCATGCGCTGTTCTGCATAGCCGATGCGTTATGGCTCGCGGTCATAAGCAAGATTTTGGGATGGTGGTAAACATGAACGAATGCGAATCCTGCATCCACTACCCGCCGAGCGCTGCGGACGGAAAACCATGCTGCTTCTGCGATCCGATAGACCCGCTGCTGAATTGCTATCAGAGAAAGGATGAATCCTGTGAATGAATTGACCTATATGGACTGCTGGCACTACGTCGCGCCTCTTATCCCCGTCGGAAGCGACGAAACGTCGCAAAAAGTTTATGTCATGGTTTTTAATGCGCTGAAAGAGGCGGAGAAACGCAGAAAGGCTGGTGACAGCGATGCATAAACCATGCTACGGCAAATGCCCCCGCTGTGTGTGGCGGTGGAATGGGGGGGGTAGTGAATGGCAATGACGGATTTGGAACAGACCGCAATGGAGCGTCTGCGTCTTGCGTCGTCAATGTCGTTGAAACTGTACAAGCAGCCGCTACTGCTGACCGACAGCGGCGGAAAAGACAGCGCAGTGATATGCAGATTGGCGGAGAACGCCGGAATCCCGTTTGAAATTTGCCATTCTCATACGACAGCGGACGCGCCCGAGACGGTATATCACGTGCGAAAACGCGCCAAAGAGTACGAAGAAAAAGGCATCAAGTACACGATAATTCTTCCGACATATCAGGGGAAACGCACTTCGATGTGGGACTTGATACCGAAGAAACTCATGCCGCCGACGCGAATTGCACGATATTGCTGCGCGGTATTGAAAGAAACAGCAGGCAAAGACCGATTCGTCGTCACAGGTGTCCGGTGGGCAGAATCTACCAAAAGAGCAACAACCAGTGGGGCGCTGGAAGTGCAAAATTCTGACCGTAAGAAAAAACTAATCCTAAACAATGACAACGAGGAAGACCGACAGCTTTTTGAAAATTGCCAGATGAAAGGCAAGCGTGTCTGCAATCCCATCATCGACTGGACGGATCGTGACGTGTGGGATTACCTTACCGATCAAAAGGTCGAAGTGAACCCGTTGTACAACGAGGGCTTCTGCCGCGTTGGTTGCGTAGGATGCCCAGTGGCGAGGAAAAATCGTTACGCCGAATTTGCTCGATATCCTGCATATCAAAGGAATTACATACGAGCTTTCGAGCGAATGCTCGAAGCGCGAAAAGCCAGCGGGAAGGCTAACGATATGCGCTGGGGAACAGGAGAAGACGTGTTCCACTGGTGGATGGAGGACGGCGTTCTTCCGGGACAAGTAAACATTTGGGAGGATTATGAAAATGCGCTTGATTGACGCAGAAAGCCCGCAGAACGGAATATACGTTTCCGATCTCGTAATCGAGGAAATGAAAAAGATTCCGACGGTCGAGATTGACCGCCCCACCCGCAGCCAGTTTAAGCGTATGGCCGCGCAGCTCGGGTATGAGCCGGTCGTGCATTGCAAGGACTGCAAACACCGAGACCCGGAAGACGAGCGGTGTGATTGTGGATGCTGGCACACACCGTTCACAACAAACGATAATGATTTTTGTAGTTACGGAGAAAGGAAGAACAATGGCAGCGAAGATCGTGCGTGACAACTGCAAGGACTGCGCTTCCAGCTGCGAGCACGCCGGAAAAGACCGGGAGTTTGTTTGCGTAAAAGGCGCCTCCTGCAAAACCGTAAAGCCAAAGCTGGAGATGGTCGCTGTTGTGCGGTGCAAAGACTGCAAGCACAAAGACACATGGCAAGAATCAAAAATACGTGATTGGTTCTGGTGTGGCGTAAGTGGATTGCAGGTTGTTGAAGATATGGACTTTTGCAGCTACGGAGAAAGGAGAACCGATGAGAATGAACCGCGGGGAACATGACGTGTTTCTGGAAATAGCGCCGCGCCTTTGCCAGGACTGCGAGGACGATTGCCCCGGGGAGCTGAGCTGCGCCAAACTCGCCAAGCATATTGTCGAGGAAAAGGAGGCCGCACGCGATGAGCAGTAAATCAAAACGCAAGCCGAAATACGTCTCCATGCACAAGGCCGTGTCTATCGCCATGACGATCTTCGTCTGGGCATGGATGTCCTGCTTTAATCCTACGCAGGAGGACGTGAACCGCATGTCCGACGAGGTGCGCAACATCCGGGAGAGCGTCAACAGCCACAACCTCAACATCTGGATGGTCAGAGACGCCATAAAGGATGAATTCGGATGGGAAATATAAACAGACCCGCCGTAAATAAAAACGCGGTACGGCGTGTTTAACATTGAATGACGAGGTGAGAAAGTGAACGAACTCTGGAAAATGAAATGCAAGGCCGACCTCTTCAACCTGCGGAAAAACGAGGCGGCGATCCTGTCCATACCGGAAGAGATCGACATGGAGCGCGAACGCATGACATCCATTAAAAGCGCAGCCACGGGAACGGCTCCGGTGCAGGGCGGCGGCACATCATACGAGGAGCGCATGAACAACAGCATTTGCCTGATCGATCTATTGTCCGACAATCTCCGCTTTGCAGAATCAGAGGTGCGGCTGACGAAGAAAGCCCTTGCCACGCTGACCGACGAGGAACGGCGAATCCTTGAAGTGCTGTACATCGACAGACAGAAGAGAGGCGCGGAACGGCTGTGCCAAGAGCTTGCCATAGCCGAGGAAGCGACAGTATGGAAGCGAGCAATGCGGGCGTTGGAAAACTACTGCGCCGCCCGGTACAGCTCCGCGGCAATCTGATGGAAGTTTCGAGACAGTAACTTTTCAAAAATCCGTGGTATAATAGTATCATCCAAAGCCACGCAGAGACGCCGGACGATCACCGAGCGCCAAAGCGTGGCTTTTTTTTTTGACGATCACTTGCCGAAAGGCGGGAAAGCCGTACGCAGCGGAGGGGGCGGCGGAGATGGAGAAGGTTATGGATGTAAAAAATATCCCCATTGGGGAAATCGTGCCGTATGCGCGGAACGCAAAGAAGCACGGTAAGCGGCAGATCGACAACGTGGCGGAGAGCATCCGGCAATACGGATTTGTCCAGCCTGTAGTAATCGACCGCGACGGCGTGATCGTCATCGGCCATTGCCGCGTTCTGGCGGCGAAGAAGTTGGGAATGGAAGCCGTTCCGTGTGTCTGTGTAGATGATCTAACGCCGGAACAGGTAAACGCCCTGCGCCTCGTGGACAATAAGACCAACGAGAGCGATTGGGATATGGATCTTCTTTCGATGGAGCTGCCGGAGATCGACCTTTCTGCGTTTGATTTTGACTGGGATTTCCAAGATACCGACGAAACGGCACTTACTAACGAAGAACGTGAACAGGAATTTAAAGAACGCATGGAGCGCGGGGAACTTTCGGACGATGACGAAGAATATCAAGAGTTTCTGAAAAAGTTTGAAGCGAAGAAAACAACGGACGATTGCTACACGCCAGATAACATCTACGACGCAGTAAGAGCTTGGGCGGCTGAGAAGTACAAAATTGGCAATGCCGCGATTGTGCGTCCGTTTTATCCGGGTGGAGATTATAAAAGCGAGAAATACCCTTCTGGGTGTGTTGTGATAGACAATCCGCCTTTTTCCATTATTTCGGAAATCTGCGAATGGTACACAAAAAAGAAAATCAACTTCTTTCTGTTTGCTCCAACGCTTACGCTTCTCGGCATTATGCGCGGCTCGGCAAACTATGTGGCGTGCGGGTGCGGAGTTGTGTATGAAAACGGCGCGTCTGTCAATACATCGTTTGTTACCAACATGGGAGGCAATAAGATTGTCGCTGCCGCTGATTTAAGAGAAATACTGGATGACGAGAACAAAAAGAATCTCAAAAAGTTGCACAGAGAACTGCCGAAATACTCATATCCAGACGAGGTTTTGACAGCAACGATGCTGTGCTATATGGCAGCTCACGGAGTAAGCCTTGAAATTAGCGAAAGAGATGCACATTTTATCCGCGCGCTTGACGCACAGAAAGCGTCGGGGAAAGGCTTGTTCGGCTCCGGCTTTTTGCTATCGGAAAAGGCTGCTGCGGAAAAGGCTGCTGCGGAAAAGGCTGCTGCGGAAAAGGCTGCTGCGGAAAAGGTCAACACGGATATTTGGGAGTTGTCGGAGCGGGAATGGGCAATTGTTCGAGGCTTGGGAAATGACGATTGAAGAAGCTCAGGCGATTATTGCCAAGACTAACAGTCCGTATCTAAAACGGGACATGCAGAAATTCATTCAGCGCCAGCAAAAAAGGGGAAAATTAAGAAGTCGAAAGCTAACGCCTGACATATTATAGGCGGCTTTTTTAACTCCAAGGGAGGGAGGGTATGCCACGCAAAAAAGAAGATAACCTCAAGCACTTTACATCGGATCAAAGCCGTGATGAAGCCGTGAAAAATGGCCGAAAAGGAGGCATAGCCTCCGGCGAGGCAAAGAGAGCAAACAAGAGCCTCGCAAACATCGCAAAGTCGATAGCACAGCAGCCCGCGCCGGAAAAGCTCAAAAGCCAGATCACGCGCGCCGGTCTCGCCATTGATGACGAGGACATGACATGTAATGCCGCTATTGTAGCGGGCGTATACGGCAAGGCGATAAGCGGCGATGACAGAGCAGTTGACCGGTGGGAAAACTGGACAAACGACGCGGCGGCAGAGGATAAGCCGTGCAGGATTCCTGCTGACCTTATTGGAAAGGCTTTTGTTGACATCAACCGGCAGATCGAGCCGAACAAGGACTATATCTTTGAGGGCGGGCGCGGTGGTCTGAAATCGACGTATATTTCGGAAAAGCTAACAGAGCTTTTGAAAAACAACCCCATGATGCACGCTTGTGTTGTGCGAAAGCAGACGAACACGTTAAAGGACAGTGTGTTTTCGCAAATCCAATGGGCAATAAACGAGATGGGGCTTTATAGCGAATTTGATTTCAAAACTCACCCGCCGGAGATTACGCTTAAGAAGACCGGGCAAAAGATATATTTTCGAGGCTGCGACGATCCGGTAAAGTTGAAATCTATAAAACCGCCATTTGGGTATATAGGGATTCTCTGGATAGAAGAACGCGACCAGCTCGCCGGGGCTGCGGAAGAACGAAGCGTTAAGCAGTCGGTACTCCGCGGCGGCGTTGATTCCTATTTCTTCGGATCGTACAACCCGCCAAAGAGCCGCGCAAACTGGGTGAATCAGCAGCTTTTAGAGCCGGACAAAAACCGCATTGTCCATCACTCAACCTATATGGACGCTCCCGCCGAATGGCTCGGAACGATGTTTCTCAACGACGCAGAACATCTGAAAGAGGTTAATCCGTCGGCATACGAGCATGAATATCTCGGCATTCCGAACGGCGACGGCGGAAACGTTTTTGATAACATAGAGGCAAGACGGATAACGGACGACGAGATAAAACACTTCGACCGGATATACCAAGGCGTTGACTGGGGATATTACCCGGACATTTACGCCTTTGTTCGTGTTCATTATGACGTAGCGCATGAGACGATATATTTTATTGATGAGCATTGCAACAACAAGACGAGCAACGCGGACAATGCCGAGTGGATAAAGAGCCGCGGATATGACGATTTCCCCGTGACTTGCGACCGCGCGGAGACGAAGAGTGTCGATGATTTCCGAGCCTGTGGCGTGGACGCTTTTGCTGCAATCAAAGGGCCGGGAAGCGTCGAGTACGGAATGAAGTGGTTACAGAACCGGAAATTTATCATTGACCCGGAGAGGACGCCGACGGTTTACCGAGAGTTTGTAAATTACGAATTTGAGCGAGACCGGGAAGGCAACGTGATAAGCGGATACCCGGACAAGGACAACCATACAATAGACAGCACGCGCTATGCGCTCGAAAGAGTTTTCAGATTGTACGGAGTGAAAGCATAAATGAACATTTACGAGGTTTTACGGGCGCGGGGATATACAACCGTGCCGGAAGAGTTTTACACTTACATAGAGAATTGGAAGAGCTGGTATGACGGTTACGTGAAACAGTTCCACCGGTACCGCATCTGGAACGGCATGAAGTTCGTCCAGTGCCGCCTGTACTCTCTCGGCATGGCGAAAAAGGTTTGTGAGGATTGGGCGAACCTTTTGCTGAACGAAAAATGCAAGATAACGCTCGAGGGGAAGCCAGAGCAGGCTTTCATCGATTCCGTTTTTGAGCGGAACAACTTCACCGTCAAATCGAACGAGATGCAGGAGATCAAGGCGGCGCGCGGCACGGTTGCTTATGTTCCGACGGTCGTTAATGCGTCTGTTGATGAGCAGACAGGCAAGGTGAACGGCAGCGGCGGGGAAATCCGCATTGACTATGTACCGGCTGACCTTATTCTTCCTCTTACATGGGAGAACGGCATCGTAACCGAATGCGCGTTCGGATCGCACAAGGCAATAAAGAAAGATTCTTACCTTTACATCTGCATCCACAAGCGAACGGAAAAGGGAACATACGACATCGAAAACCTTTTGTATCGTGACACAAAGGGCAGTCTGTCAGAGGTGAAACTTGCCGATGTTCCGGGGTTTGAAAACGTTGCTCCGGTCGTGCATACGCCATTCACGCAGCGGATGTTCGTCATTGACCGGCTCAACATCGTCAACAACGTTGATGCAACCCTGCCGATGGGCATTTCGGTATTTGCCAACGCCATAGATCAGCTAAAGGGTGTTGACCTGACATACGACAGCTATGTGAACGAGTTCCAGCTTGGCAAGAAGCGCGTCATGATCAAGCCGCAGGCGACAAAGAATTTCCACACGGGAGAGCCGCTCTTCGATACAAGCGACGTTGTTTTTTATGTTCTCCCTGCCGACGGGAAGGACGGCGATATCATCAAAGAGATCAACATGAACCTTCGCACGGCGGAACACAACGCCGGGATTCAGGATATGCTTAATCTTCTGTCGAGCAAGTGCGGATTCGGCGAGAACCATTACAAATACGACAATGGCAATGTCTCCACAGCGACGCAGATCATAAGCGAAAACTCTGAGATGTTCCGCACGATTAAAAAGCACGAGATCATCCTTGAAAGCGTTCTCATTGAGCTGTGCCGCGTCCTGCTCCGAATGGGCAATGCTTACATGAACGCCGGGCTGGACGAGGACGTTGAGATCACGGTTGATTTCGATGATTCCATCATTGAGGACAAGGAATCAGAATTTAACCGAGATGCGCGTATGGTGCAGATGGGGATCATGCAGCCGTATGAGTTCAGAATGCGCTATATGAACGAAGACGAGGCGACGGCAAAAGCCGCCCTGCCGAAGATGGAGGCGCTTGTATCGGGCGAAAATGAATGAAATACCCGATCACGCCGGAGTTCATGTACTCCCTGCCACTGCCGCTTATGCGGCTCTATCAGCGTTTAGAAGAGCAAATCCTTGAGGACATATGCTCCCGTGTTGCCATGACCGGAGAAATGACGGAGACGGCAATAGAGCATATACGGTCTTTGCAGCGGCGGGGATATGATTACAAGAAAATCAACGAGTATATCAGGAAGACCCTAAAGCTCACGCAGAGCGAGTTTGACGCCGCATGGAACAAGGCCGTTCAACGCAATCAGCAGTATTTTGATACGCTGATCGACGACAACCTCATTCTCGGCGAAAACAACTTCAATGCTGACCTGTTCGTTCAGGAAATCAACGCCATTGAGATGCAGACGCTTGGAGAGCTGACGAACATTACCCGAAGCATGGGCTTTGCGTACAGAGCGCCGGACGGCACGGTAAAGGTCGATGATATAGGCAGGATGTACCAGCGCGTGCTTGACGATGCCTTGATGCGCGTGGAGAGCGGGCAGAGCTATAACGTGGCGATCCGTGACGCAACGAAGATGCTGACGGACAGCGGCTTGCAGTATGTTGACTATGAATCCGGTTGGCATAACCGTGTTGATGTTGCTGCCCGCAGAGCTGTTATGACGGGCGTTACCCAGCTTTCCCGGCAATACACCGAGCAGACGGCGACGTTGATGGACACGCCGTACAGAGAGGTTACAGCTCACCGCGGAGCGCGTGACGGAGAGGGAAAAACGCCATGGGCGAGCCACAAGAAATGGCAGGGGCGCGTTTATTCCGTCCGTACCGGCGATATTTACCCGTCTATATATGAGGTCTGCGGTCTTGACGAGGTGGACGGCTTGTGCGGCGCTAACTGCCGCCATATGTACCACATCTGGATCGAGGGCGTCTCCGAGCGGACGTATACCGATGAGGAATTGGAGAACATTGATCCGCCGCCTTTTGAGTTTGATGGCAAGCAGTACACCTTTTACGAGGCGACGCAAAAGCAAAGACAGGTTGAGGCATCGCTACGTAAAGTTAAACGTGAGCTGATCGCCGCCAAAGGGCGCGGAGATGACGAGGAGTATACCACCAAGGCAGTGCGGTATCGTCGTCTCAACGAGGAATACAAGGCGTTCAGCAAGGCGGCGGGACTAAGGCCACAATACGAGCGCGGAAACATCGCGGAGTTTGGGCCAAAAGAAGCGCGAGAAGCTGCAAAAGCAAACAAAGATTATCTTGATAGGCAGCAAATAAACAGTCCGGTAAACTCAAGGAATACGGCAAAAGGCAGACCATCTGCAGTATTGCAATATAATGTCGAGTTGAATAAGAGGCAAGAAAATCTCTTGTCACGGCTCACCGAATATGATTCCAGAGTAACCGTAAGGAAAGCGGATGTAAGCCTAAACGATCTTAGCGCTCTTACCGCCAAGACTGGTGTCGAATATGCTCTGTTTACAAAAGGCGGAGAAAGACTTATCATCCGTGGAAGCAGCACAAAGGTTAATATTGACATTGCAAAAGCTAAGGAATTAGCGTATAATGGATATAGATGGAGTGGTCATACCCACCCGGGATCGGACGAGAATACATTGATAGCTTCCGGTGGTGACTATGAAGTTTTGAAAGCGTTTGGACAAAAAACAAGCGTCATTTACAATTCGCTCGGACGTTATATGTGCTTTTCCACGGAGTGATCGAATATGTTTGATGTTTTTTTGCTTGCGATACAAGAGTTTTGCAAGGCGAACAATTTAGACTATGAAAAAGTCAAGACAAGCCCTCGGTGCGGGAACAATAATGTATTGTTCATTCAACGAGCGAACAATGCAAGCTCCTCTGCCGGGCTACTTGATGAATCTCCCGCTGAAATACTTTTGACAGCGCGAAAAGGCGCGGACGGAATTGTTATCGAGAAGCGAGAAAACACAGACAAATATCTTAGTATTTAAGCATCGTGTAAACACACGGTGCTTTTTCTATACCTATTCTTCAAAAGCATAACAGAGAGCGCCGCCTGACCTTGTGGCGGGTACAGAAATAACGGTCTTGCTTCGGCAGGGGTTTCCTTCCTTTCCCTCTGTCTTGCCCCTGCGGAGGGGGATACAAATACCGTGCCGCTACTGCTCAACAGCGGCCATGCATATAGCGCGATGGTGTAACGGGAACACAACAGGCTCTGAACCTGTTGTTGCTGGTTCAAGTCCAGCTCGCGCCGCCAAGTAAGGCGTCATTAAATCGTGCAAGAGCGCATGGCGGGTTATAAGCGTTCAATTC